TTTCCTCGACTACAAAATAATCAAGTTCTCCCGTTGCTTTGTCTACTACTGCTATGTCTTTCATGATTTCCTTCTTTCTCTGGCGTCAGTTCCGTCAGCTTAAATTTTTACCATATCAACGACTGTGAATATCTCAGACACGTTTTGCGTAATGGTAAAGCCTGCTTCAACGTTCTGGATTCCCAGGGCCGCCGCGATTTTGTTTTTGACTTCATTTCTGTTGGCTTCCATCTTTTCCTTGTACGCCACCCATTCTTCCTCACACTCATAACAATAGCGATCATTTAATATGCTTGATTCTATCCATTCGTTCATAGCATCTGAATTCAACCGAATTACAGTAGTATGAATCACGAGGCCGCAATCCTCAAACTGTCCCCTTGCTATTACCTCGACTCTAAATTTTCCTTCTAACATAGTTTTCCTTTCTGTCCTCGTGACCTTCCGGGCGGGAGAAAATTACTTTTTTACAATGGCCATTTTAAATCCTTCGGTTCCACGCTGCCGGTGGGACCCGATTGCTATATCAATTTTCACCCCGATATCTTCAGGGGTATAACCTGCACTGACGATTGATTTATACAGGTTGCTATTTTTGTTCCTGGGTGCATATAATCCGTCCACGTAAGCGATGACCTCTCTGCCATTAATTGCTATTTCAAACATGGTTGTTTTTTTCATATTTATTTCCCCTTTCGTTTGTCGCTGTTGTTTGTTATGTCTACATGATACACCAAAAATAATGTATTTACAATATGTAAAATACACCAAAAATAATGCATGAATCAGATAAAGACATTGTGCATTATTTATAATGTAATGCGCTTGTAAATGCTTTTGAAATAATGTATAATGATAGAGAGTGCAAGCAGGAGGTGCAAAAATGTTTGTCTATAAAATAGATGTTTTAGAGACGCTAAAAGAGAGCGGGTACACTACAACAAAATTAAGAAAAGAAAAGCTGTTAGGGGAAAATGCAATACAATCTTTGCGTAAAAAAGAAATGGTTGGAATTATTGCCCTTGAAAAAATATGTTCTTTGTTAGATATGCAGCCAGGAAACATTATAAAATATGTAGAGGATACAAATAAACAAAACATTAAATATAATGTAAAACGTGATTGACAATACATTATTAAAGATGTATAATTGAAGTATCAAAAAAAGAGGAGTTGAGACAGTGCCAGAAATAGCAAGGTTTTATGGAATCGTAATTAAAATGTTCTTCAAACCGAAAGAACATGAGCCCAGCCATTTACACGCCCTGTATGGTGAGCATATCGGAATTTTTGATTTGCGAACCATGGAGATGACTGAGGGAGATTTACCCCGGAAAGCGCAGGAACTTGTGAAGGAGTGGATGGAGCAGCACCAGAAGGATTTACTGGACATGTGGGAAACTCAAAATCTTAAGAAATTGCCGCCATTATAAGCGGCTTTTTCGGCTGTCTGGAGGTGGTGGAATGATACCAAGAATTAAAGAGGTAAAGCCATTAGACAACTATATGTTGTTGGTAGTTTTTGACGATGGGAAAACGGTTTTATATGATGTCAAAGAGGATATAGAGACAATACCGCAATATGGAGATTTAAAGGATATTTATGGCCTATTTAAGCAAGCACAAATGGACCAGAGTCGGACTTGTGTATACTGGACAGATGATATAGATTTACCCAGTGACACAATTTATGAGTATGGAGTAGAGCAATAATTATCTTGACAGTTTTATATTTTTCTGCTAATGTAAATCCAGATAATAATTTATATAGCGTGTATGTGTGCTAGTGTCTCGGATGCCTTGACCACACATATAGACCGCCGGCCAGGAGCGGCGCGGCGATGTATAACCAGCCCATGGGGCCTTGACGTTATAGACAGATGTGGAAATCTGTTTATGCGTTGGGGCCTTTTTTATTTGCCTAAACCGTGATATTCTTCCGGATGCATCGGACCGCCAGGAGCTGGCCGTGGAATCTCAGCAGACGGATGCACTATGTTCCCACCCATAGTTAAAACAGGTACAGAGCAGTGGGATATA